ACTGTCTTGATACTTCCATCTTTCATTTGCTGAACGAGCAAAGGCTTGCCATCAATGCCAGAAACTTCAAATGGAGAACCAGTAACTTCAGCGCGTGGCTTGATCTGGTACGCCATGTCTTGGAAACGCTTGGCTTCTTCAGTCTTACCAACTGCTGCATACATATCAGCCAGTTTCATGTATTGACCAAATTTGACATCTTCAGGTTTTTGTCCTTCAGTCAATTGTGGTGAGCCAGCAAATGTGTCAGAAACTTGCTTTTGCAAGTCTGCTGTGATTTTTGCTTCGCGTAATTTTTGTTGCGCCATCAAGTTAGCAATTGCACCAGTTTGTGCTTGGTTGTAACCTTGTTGACCAGCCTGAATTGCACCACCTAATGCTTCACCAAAAGAAGGGCCAGTTCCAACTGGACGAACCTTTTGCGCTTGAAACAATGCAGCAGCAGCAGACAACATTGCTTGTTGCCCCATTGCTTGCTGTTGCTGTGGAGTTAAATATTCCTCAAGGCCAGTTCCACCTTGACCAAAGAGTAAACCGCCAAAATCTTGTGTTGCCATGATTTACCCCATTAAACCTTTAATGCCATACATTTTCATAATGTCTTGGTAAGACATTGACTGTCCCATAGGGATATTGTTTTTTACAAGTTGTTGCGCTTGTGGCTGATTTGCTTGCATTGTTTTTACTGCATACATAGCCATTTGCGGGTCCATTGATTGAGATGTTGGCATCTGACCAAAACTTTGCGGCATTGATGCCATAGTCATGCCTTCGCCTTGAGTCATCATTGGTGACTGTGGACGCAACCCAATACCATCTTCATAGTATTGAGGCTGTCCCATGCGAAGACCGCCGCCTGTGTATTGCTGACCACCAAGAAAATCAAACATTGCCATGATTAATCCCTTACAGCAAGCCGCCAAGTGATGAGCCAAGAGCTGCACCAGTTGGGCCGCCAAAATAATAACCAGCAGCACCGCCAGCCAATGCGCCTAACTTATTGGTTCCACCTGTCATCGGTGTTGTTGCAGTCATGCCAAGGTTTGCTGGCTGCGCAGACATTGCAGACTGCTGCAACGCCAATTGTTGCAATGGCAAATTACGAGCAGCATCAAGACGAGCTTGTTCAAGTGCTTGTTGCTGTTGCTGTGCAGACATAATTGCACCAGCACCTTGCAAGCCCATAGTCTGAGCTTGTTGCGCCAATTGAGCAGCTTGTCCGTACCCTTGTGCTCGCATTTGAGCAGCAGTTGTAGCTCCTTGACGCAAAGCTGCTTCGTTTGTCAGCGCAGATTGAACTGCTTGACGTGAACCGCCAAAAGCGCCAGCGCGAGTTGCAGAAGAAGCGTCAGAGACTTGTTGCATTTGACGCTGACGCTCAATGTCATTCATTGCCGAACCAATCACTTCTTCTTGATACGGATTCATAAACTGGCTGATTGAATCAGGAGTAAAGCCAGCCATTCCAAGATTAGTCAAACGCTGTTGAGCAACTTGATACTCAGGAGTGAAACCAGCAAACTGCTGAACACCAAGGCCACTAGCAGTTGACTTTGCCAACGCTAAGTTATCAAGATAAGCCTGTTTTGCTTGTGGGTCAATTGATTGGGTCTGCTGTTGAGAACCGCCGCCGCCTTTGCTCATGTCAACTCCTTTGAGAGTACAGACCATTTTGGTTCATACCCTCTGTCCTTTAAAAAACTCTTTTGCCAACCTTTGCGTCCAGCAAGAGATACTCGCGTACATCCAAGACTCTTGCCCCAAGCCGCAACAAGTGGCTCCATAAGGCTGATTTCGTCTAGGTCGCCGCCAGCAAGGAAGAAGTGCAAATCCTTGAGTTGCGGGTAGACAACGATTTCAGTAATGATGATTGACTCTTTACCTTCCCAGCACTGGAATTTCCCTTCCAGTACGCCTTGAGCCACATCATCAATCGTGTGTGTTCCTGCTGAGTATTCTAATGCCGCTTCAACGTGTTTGCGCAGTCGCCAAAACTCAGTCAAATCTGTCATCGCTTAGAACCTGCTGTGCCTTCAAACCTGATGGTTCCAACACGCCAATCAGCGTTCCTAGCACCTTCAACCTTGACGGAAACCTGACGCCCATTGATTCGCACTGATGTCGGGTTTGCCATTGAGTACGGGCCAAAACTGCGCTCGTCAGCAGTTGGGTATAACCGCGAAGAAAAACGAACCTGAACATCACCCAATGTGCTTTCATCAGGAATGATCTTTGTGACGTTCATCAAAGAATCACCAACACCGATCTCAACTGGTCCAGACTCGGCAAAAGGACGGTCTGTTGATACGTCAATCAAACCTGTCTCATGCTCATAGATGTAGCCATCTGACGAAATCATCAAGGGATATGTGAACACCCCACGGTCAGTGCCAGCAGTGCGAGCCATGTTGCCAATTGCCCAATGACCTTCGCGGTAGTTGTACGACACATAGGCATCAATCTCAGTGCTTGAGCCGCTTGGGTAGAACCACCAAATTTCACCATAGGATGAGTTGTGGACTGCATAAATCTTTGATTCCTGCGCTCTGTTGATGTCGTTGAGTACAAAGTCGCCAACATCGCATTGCAAAGGCTTTACAACACCGTCATAAATCCAAAAGCCTGAGTTAGACATCCAGATGCAAGAGTTGTCGGTTGACGCAACAGCTTGCTTGGAAATTACGCCGCAGCCTGTACCAACACGGTCAAACGAGTAAACGTAAGGTGCGCCAATGTATGTGGCCGTATGAACGTCAACATCAGTGAACAATACGGTCAAGCCACGGACGCGCTTACCGCACATCAGTGAGCCGCTAGAAGTGATATTGAAGTCACCAGCCTGATTGGTGGCTGATGGTGTCCAATCTGTGTTGTCTTCTTGGTCACACCACTTGACCAAACGCTTGTCACCACCAGCACCAAGAGCAAAGATGAAGCGTTCAGCAGTCACCACAATGCCTGTGCAGCCTGTTGGAGCGTTGGTTACAACAGCAGCGTCAGTTGCAGTGTTGAGCTGCCACTCATAAATCTTGCCATCTGTATTGGCACAAGCCACAAGGTAAGCACCCCAAGTGTCCAAGCTCCAAGTAGTTGCCTGAGTCACTTCACCGATGTCTGGGCGTGATACGCCGTAGTTATACAAGCCGTAACCAAGGTAGCCATAGCCAAGTTTGGCTTCACCACCAGCTTGGCCAGACGAATAGCCTGATGGCGTGATGTCTGTCAATGTGCCAGTTTCACCCATGACATACAGATGTGTATGCGTACCAATGCCAATCCAACGGTCATTGGAGTTATCCCGCCAAGTAATCAAACCACGGGCTTTGCCTGACAGTTGGCTTGTTGAGCGTTTCTGCCAGCCGCCAACAGGACGCATCGTGCCTTGATACCAACGTACCAAATTAGAGTCAAACCAACGGCCTGACGATTGATATTCAGTGCCGTTACGGTAGACACCAGCAGGGATTTTGAGTGGTACGAGTGCCATAAATTGCTCTTTACGGTGGTGTTGGTAGCGTCACTGGAAGTGGCGCAACAAAGCTGACAGCCAAAACTGCTGACGAAATTCCAGTGTGTGGTGATGTTGCAGTAGTAGATTCAATGGTCACGTTTGTATCGCTTGCTGCCCATATCAACTCAACATATGAATTAGCACTTATGTCAATGTTGAAAGACCAATTCATTGGCATATGGTTGTCTGTGCCTGATAAGGTCAATTGCCGTGTTGAATAGCCAATATTTGTTCCATCTCGTTTAATCCACAAATAGATTTGCTTTGAAGATGAGTTTGTTGACTTAACTTGAGCAGACAGTTGAAAGCAATAAATGCCACCAATTTCGCAAGTAACCCTGCTTGATGACACAACACTTATTGAGTTGTTCAAATATGTGTTATTAAACGTGATTGCATAGCCAGTATTGCTTGCTGCAAGTGTTTGATCTTGTGTGCTAAAAAACAATCCATTTGGAGAGTCAATGTATCGAGTTCCAGCAGGGCCGAACAAAGCGCGAAGTGCGCTTGCAATCTTTGTGAAGAAAATCCTGAGACTGCCATTGGTCTGGTTGACCAATTGGCTGCTATACACAACACCAGCAACAGGCAATTCTGGTACTGGTGGAGTTGTGATCTGATTCTGGAAGTTCTGCATGGCCTATATTTTCGCTGAAATTAGCCTTGTAAAACCGCCAGTGCTTCTAACGTATGTTTTACGCGATCAGCTAGACCTATGTCTCCACCATTGATTTTCTTCGTCAACTGAATCCAAGTCTTGCGACCTTCAGCATCTAGTGGCAAACCACTCTCAGCCAACTCGTTGCAGTTGTGAGTTTGCCAAAACCATCCAGCACTGAGAATCGCATATTTTGGCGTAGCAACAAGATGTGGCTCCATCACAAAGTCAACGCCTAAGGCTTTGCCACAGTGAAAGTAGTTGCTATATCCAGTGAGTTGAATTGCACCTCGTCCAAAAAAACGGCCACCGTCCCCTGATGCTTCATCACGGTTTCCCATGCGATTGGCGTAAACCTTGTTGGCTAATGCTTTACCGTTACGAGCATAAGGCTGCGCCGACTCCAATGTAGGGAAACGCTTTGGCCATATCTTCATCAAACGATCTGCTGAGTAGCTCAATCCTTCCTCAAACTTGGTGAAGTGAGCGCACTCATGACCCGCCTGACCGATGAAGGCCGCTTGCTTTGTTGGCGTATTTATGGCAAAACGCTCAAATGTCTCATTCAATGGGTCAAGAAACTTGACATCAATATGCAATTTGGCTAGTTGATCTTGCGTCATTTTGACCTCTGTGATGTGTAAAAAATCTATCTTCAGCTTCTTTTCTTGCAATGATTGCATCATGAAAATTTACATAGTATCCAAGAGAATATCTTTTTCCATTAAATCTTATGTATGCAATCCATTTCTTTCTTGGTTCATACCAAAAAACACCCTTTGCACCAGACTTGTTGTCTATTCTAAGACTCATATTTTGCTTATTCTGTCCAGATGTGACATCTCGCAAATTGCAAATTCTGTTATCAAATCTTTTTCTGTTTATATGGTCAATCTGTCCAGAAGGAAATTTTCCTTTGACGTATAGCCATGCAAGCCTATGAACATAGTATTGATTTCTATCAATACCAATAATCAAGTAGCCTAACTTTTTGTTTAGACTTCCTGCAAAATCTCCTGCTTTTGCGTTTGGACTAACAGTTGTTTTTCTTTTAAATAATCCAGTTTGCTCGTCATAAGAAAACAATTCCTTTAAACGCGCTTGCGTTAAAATTTCTTCAGCCATAGATGCTCCTTCATCGGTTGGTTAGAAAAGCCAAGTAGCTAGTAACTGCTTGGCTTTTTGCTATTTTATTGCAATGTCTTCCTTACGGTTTCGTACCTGTCGATGCAGGAGTTGAGTTCAATGATGGCTCTGTCTCCTTCGGCAACGAGCCTGATAAGTTCTTCAACAGTCTGTCCGTCAAGTTCGGCTCTCTCTTGACCATTGTTGCTGGAAGTGGTGGAACATCCACCCTTGGTGGTGGTGTTGACGAACAGCCTTGGACGACTAGCAAGAACGCTAGACAGCTTAGTTTCAAACTCTTGTTTAGTGGTGGCATCTTTGGCATCCTGTTCATCTTTCTGTTTGACCATCTCGCTGTTCTTTTGAGCAATCACCAGCGCATCTTCTGTTTCCTTCTGCGCATACCCTTCATGGTGTCCATAAAAGTATGCAGCAACAGCAACAAAGATAGCCGCCAAAATCATTGATGGATTTGGCATCATGCTTCACCTTTAGCTGCTGCACGTTCATGTGCAATTTCCTCTGTGGCAGGGTCAATGAAGTCTGGTGGCGTTGTTGGTGGTGGTGGCGCTCTCCAAGTCTCGTCAAACTCTGGATTCTGGAAGCCACCAAAGTTGAAGTCAAACATTCCCCCAGATGGAGCCGTAGGCGCAGGGGAAGTGCTAGGCGCTACGGTTTGTGTCTTTGGGGGCTGTGGAGCCGCCATCTTCTCTGCTGCTGCTTGGACACCCTTGCGGCTCATTACGCCACCAATGCCACCGACAACTAGCAACACAATATCATTGAGCATCTTGGCAAATGCTTGGTCCATTGGCGCCATAGACTTCAAAGGCTGAACCACAAAGGCCAAGCTGTAAAGCATAAAAGCAACGATGCCAGCCAGAATCAGCGTGACAACGATAACGACAAACCCCCAGATGCGGGTTTCGAATTCTTCAGCGGTCAGAGGACGCTGCTGGTGCTGGTTGTTGTGCAATTTGCTTCTCCAATACAGGTGCGACTAAGTAATCTGGGCAGTCTTGTGTGAACAGACAGTCAGGACGTTGGCAGCGTTTTGCGCCAAAGTTTTGCGGGTCTTGACAGAAATATCTAAACCTATCTTCACACGCCGCCAGCGTCAGAAGTAGGCTTATCAGCAATAGCTTTTTCATGGTTCTCTTTCAGCTCCTTTTTCATCTTCTTTAATTGACGAATCTCGTACTGCATCTCTGACTTCAGCTTCAAGTAGTCAATGACCACCAATGCAGATATAGGCAAAGCCAAGAACAAGACAATCGCCATGACAACTACACCAGCGACAAACCACCTTGTGTCCTCACGAGCCATCCGAGCGACAGCATGAACGCCCACATCCACAGAACCAGCACCAGCACCGTTACCGAAACTATTGCCCGATCTATTCTGTGATTGCGCAGTAATTCGCGTTGCCACTTTGCATCTCTTTCTTTCTTGCGTTTAACCTGTCTTGCAAACTCCTGTTCTTCAAGAATCAGGTCATACATCTCAAGAAACCGACTGTATATGTCTCTCAGCTCTTTTGGAGCGTAGACCAT